CTTAGCAATTAAGAGTTTAGGGTTTCTTGAGGCGGGGGATTCTTGGCGGCCACCTTCAGCAAATGTGCCGTAGGGGTTACGCATATAACTATAAAAAGCAGTAATCATACCTGCGCGGGATTCTGACATTCTTTCTATCTTAACAGAATCTGCAAATCTACCAGAACGGTAATTAAGTACCTTTTTAGAGCTACCAGTACCCATATTATGTTGAATTTCTGTGGCTAGTTTTCCATTAATTAGATATTGTAATCTAATTAGGGAGTTAATGCCACTTGCATGTGGGGGAGGCATTGTAAAGTTAGGTCCAGTATTTGCAGGTTTTTTATCGCTACTACTTTTAGCTGTCTTAGCTTTAGCAGCTAGTGCTTTAACTTTACTCAGCTGTTGTTTTACATTAGTAGTTAATTTTTTATTATCCTGTATCAATTTATTGCTTAAACTATTATCTAGTTTAAGTATATTTACGCCCTTTATATTAGCTTTAAATACAGGTTTAGCAGTTTTAGGGTCTAGGGAGTTAACTACTGACTTTTTAATAAAAGTTCTAATAGAATCAGAGCTTTCTAATCCTAGCAGGAATTGCGCTAGCTTAGGGTCTTTACTAAAGTTATTTAGTGTGATTTGTATAGCTTCTTTATTTTTATAGTAATTCTTATATAGAGTATTTAGATTTTTAGCTATTGCATTAACACTTGCACCTAGAGTACGCAACTCAATAGGTTGTTCGCCTACATCTACTTTTGAGGCTGTGGAGCCTAGATTCTTCAATATAGATACAATATTAAGGGCATGGGACAGGTCTGCAGATCCTTGATTACTAATAAGATCTTTTTGTCCTTTTGGACCAAATCCAGTTGGCTGTATTTCTACATTCATAGCTGCCCTGCCATTTTGTAGGTTTTTATTAATGGCTGCTGTTACACCCGAATGCCTAGGTTTTAAACTACTAGAACCAAGATCTAAATATTTAAGTAATTGTAGTAGCTTATCTATTAACCCGCCAGAGTAGGCTGATGCACTTCTATTTTTAGCAGCTCTAGTAATGTGAGCCTTCATATGCGCTTGGGAGTCTATATGTCCTATTTCATAATTAGTACTAAACGTACTATAGTCTTCGTGGTATCCGCATGCTACTAGAAAGTTATACATTATTCTAGCTGTTTGAGTATGTCCAGTCTGCTTAATACGTATAGCATTTACTGTAGGGTTTAGTTTAGGTTGCCGGGCGTCCGATTCCCCAAAGTACTCAACATTACTTTTATTATAAGTATAATAAGAACTTTTCTTGGTTTTTCCAGCCAACATATCTGCTGAAGAAAGGGTAACGTGCTTAGTATTTATTAACCATACATTAAATGCATCTAATAAAGTATAAGAGTCTATACTACTAGTGAAACTATCTCCCATTGTTACTTTAACACCATCTATTTTAGGTATAGGTAGATTTTCTTGTTGCCACATTAGTTTTAAATTAGCATCCGTAACTATGAAATTAGTATTACCTTTTTTCATGCCGGCAACTCTAAGTTTAGACGTTGCTCTTGATCCTACTTTGGGCTTGCCAGTTTGTTTATCGATAGGAAACAAGTCATCCATCTGTAGGCTGGCTAGACCAGCAAGGCCTTCCTGACTATAACTAGCTTCTATTGATTTTTCCCAGGCTTTTAGCTCCCCTTGTAGAACGTGTCCTTCAATACTAGAGGTATCCTGATTAAGCATAGCTCTAGCTTTCATAACCGAACTAAAATCTGCTAATGACATATTAGGTGAAGTCCGCAGTATAAAGGTCTAGAATCCGCTTAATGTGTGCAGGGAAATTGCTACTTGCAATATACTCAACCTGCATTGTATTTGGATTGGCCAGCTTGTGTGTATGAACAGCACTGTCATTTTTACGGTAGTAAGTTACTAGATCCATAATAGCCATTTTTAAGTCTAAAGGAACAGTCTCATAACCGCAGTTGTAGCTAACCTTATAACCATTAATTGTGTTAGTAAAACCTACCGGAGATAGGGAACGAATGCCGATAACGCTGCTATCGTATACCCAGTCTGTATACTCAGTTAGGGCGGTATAAGTAGCTCCGTAATCGCTGCTGTACTCAACACTAGTGATAGCAATAACAGGATATTCTTTTAAGTAAAATACGTTAAAATTACCACCATTAAAGCGTTCTACCTTGGCCTCGTCAACATAGTCAATAAAGGTTTGACGGCAATAAGACTTTATTAGTGCAGACACATTAGTGATTAGTAGATCGATCTCAGCATCTGACGTAGTGCTAGTAATACCTACATAGGTTTTATATTCAGCACGCGTTATTAAATTTGTAGCCATTTTATAAATTCCTTTGTATCTTTTATTAGTACACACAATGTACTAATAAAAGATAAGGGCCGAAGCCCTTATCTTTAACTCAATTAAAAATCAAGTATGACGTAGTGTGGAAACACCTTGATGGGTGACACCAGATACGACGTTAGAGATTTGTGTTACACCAGTACGTAGTGAAGCAACTAGAACACGACGTTGAGTTTCAACTAGTTCTTGTGTATCAACACGTAGACCACGCTGATTGCCGGCTAAGAAGTTAGCTGGGGCGAAGCAGATAGCACCGATGTTAGTATTTGTAGAGCTTGAACCACCAACACGGGCATCGAACTCACCAGATACTAGAACTGGAGTGTTACCGATTTGACCGATTTGACCAGTTAGTAAGGTAGCCTGTGGGCCAACTTGGTTCATGGTTTGGAAGGTTGTATCATCTAGTAGATCGTAATATGTTTCTGTAGAAACAAGATATACTAGTTCTGAAGGATCAAGACCCCAAGGTCCTAGGTCACGGCGTAGTAGACGTAGATCAGCAACAGTAACCTTACCAGTATTTGTAACTGTTACAGCTGATGTAGCATCATAGATTGAAAGACCCTTAACAGGATCAGAACCTGAACCAGCTCCGCGTAGGAAAGCCTTGTCAACTGCACGAGCAACACGACGAACCATGCCATCACGGATGATAGGAAGTAGAACTACTAGTGAGTCTTCTTCTTCTTCGTAGGCTAGGTACTCGTTTGTAGCAACTTTGTATGAATTAAGTTGAATTTCTTTTAGAGCGTGTGTTAGGTTATTACCGGCAGAAGCAGATGCTCCGAAGCTAGTATTAGCCATCCAACTAGCTGAAGCAGCTTCTGGATTAACTGGAATAGCCATAACGTTTGTGGTCATAGCGATTTGACGTAGTGTAGGAGCAACTACTAAACGACGACGAATTTCCATTTCCATGTTTGTGGAAACTTCTGTTTCCCAAACTGAAGTACCTGTCTGGTTACCAATGGTAAGACCGGTAGGAATATGTGCGCCTGATTTTTCGATTACTTGACGACCGAAGCGTGTGTCTTCGATTGACTTGCCCATGATCTTGCTTAGTAGAACAGCTTTTTCACGGTCAGCGTAGTTTGACTGGGGAGCGCCTGTGTCAGTAAAGCTCATCTTTGAAGTCTGAAGCTTAGCTAGTTCGCTAACTTTTTCCTTGATTACAGCTTCTAGACCAGCTAGTGAAGCTGATGATTGGTCTTCGAAACGCTTTGTAATGTCGGCTAGTAGACGCTCAGCACCTGACTCACCTGACTTGATTGATACTGCAACAGCGGCAGCTACCTTAGCATTTAATTCAGCTTCAGCAACAGCTTTTTGCTTTAACTCAGCAGCATCAGCAGCTTGCTTTGTTAGTAGGGCTTGTGTAGCTTGCTCAGCTGCCTGCTTTGTTGCGGCTTCGAGCATTTGTTTGATTTCTTCTGGAGACATAATCCATTCCTTTGGAGTTGTGCTTTTTACCTCTAACTCCGAGACATTCTCGGGTAGTTTAGCAAATTGCTTTTTAAATACTGTATAGTCTTCTGCGTTATCAAACGCTTTAGCTAAACTGAAAAGTGTGTTTTGGTTACAAGGAACTGAAACGATTGAGATTTCAACCAGCTCGATTTCCTTTATCATAAATACCTCAGACCCAGAATCATATTCTGCATCCAAGACTTTAAAGCCAATCGAAAATGCAGTTAAAACATTGTCTTTTACAAGATTAAATATTTCAGCTGCTGCGGAGATTCTTGCTTTAATCCATAAACCTTTACTATCCACCCTGTGTTCTACCATTCTACCTACCGGATCATCATGATCGTGGAACGCTAGAATAATAGGGTTTTTAAGATAATTTGTTAGTCCAGCTTTCCAAGCTGCGGCACTAACAATATCACCAGTTCTGTCTATATCGCAAGTACTTGCGTACCCTTCGATAAAGATGGAATCGATAGCATCACCCTTTACTGGTAAGTTATCTTTTAGGTTTAAGGGTAAAGCACTATTAACATATAGTACTTTATTTTTATTCATTTGTGTCCTTATTACTAGCAGAACTAGGCGGTTGGGTTGGTTGCTTAGGAGCGCCGCCTACACTTGGATTTGACGCAGATCCTGCTATATTAGCTGGAATTCGTAAATCATCGCTTCCTGGTTTTGGTGTGTAACGTAGTTCTTCTCGAGCTTCGTTTGGTGAAATAATTCCGGCGTTAACTAGGGTACTGTGATAGGCTGCTACATCCTTTAGTTCCGGCTGCAGAGCACTTACTGAACTAGTAATTGCTTGGACGTCGTAACCAAAATATCGTTCTAAGGCACTTACATACTTTGTAACTATAGGCATTACGGTTTCTAGATAGAACAACCGTAGATTAGGGGAAATATTTGCGTTATTGCCACCATCTAGAAGAATTGGTGGCACGCCTAGAGACTTAAGAATCTTTGTGTCGTGAGTTTTAATACTAATATCAAAATCCATTTCTTTGAAGGATTCTGATAAGTTAAAAACTGGCTTTAGTCCTGAGTCTAGAATCATCGGCTTTTTAGCTCCGTTTTTAGGG